GCAGGGATGCCTACAACTGTAACTCAAGAAAATACTTATACTTTTCAATTAGTGGCAAATGCCGCAGCGAGTGCAATAGGAGGAGGATTTCAAGTCTTAGCAGGACCTTTGGATTTCCAACAAGGATAATATGACATACGCAGAATTAGTAACAAAAATTAGAAATTATACAGAAGTAGACTCAAATGTTTTGACTTCTACTATTGTAGATGGATTTATTGAAGATGCTGAGTGGAGAATCCTCAGAGATGTGGATTCTGACAACAATAGAAGATATGCAACGGCGTCTTTAGTAGTTAATACTAGGTTTATACAGGCTCCAGACAATGCTTTGGTTATTAGATCAGCTCAGATTGTAGACTCAGATGGCACGGCTTCGGCTGATAATAGAGATTTTTTACAATGGAGAGACACAAGCTTTATGTCAGAATTTAATCCCACAGATGCTACTGGGGTTCCTAAATATTATAGCTGGTGGAATAAGAACGAACTGGTTTTTGCTCCTGTCCCTGATGCTACCTATACAATTCAGTTAAATTATATCTTGAAAGACGCTGGATTATCTAGTACAAATACTACAACATATATCAGTTTGAATTTTCCCAACGGACTTTTGTATGCATGTCTGATAGAAGCTTTTAGTTTTCTAAAAGGACCACAAGATCTCTTGCAATTATACGAACAAAAGTATAAACAAGTACTTGAAGGATTCTCAATTGAACAAATGGGAAGACGAAGACGCGATGAATATCAAAGTGGTGTTCCTCGTATAGGAAAATAAGTTAAGGAGATAAACTATGGCAATAACACAAGCAATTTGTAATGCGTTTAAGAAGCAGTTACTAGAAGCGGATATGAATTTTAAATCATCTGGTGGTGACAAATTTTACATAAGTCTATATTCCTCTACAGCAACTCTAAACTCAGCAACTACTACTTACACGGCTTCAAGTGAAGTCGGTAACACTGGTACTTACGCTGCGGGTGGTGGTCTACTAGTTAATAGTGGAACTTCAATCACAGCGGGTGTAGCAAGAGTAGATTTTGGAGACAGATCATTTACTGGTGTGACTTTAACTGCAAGAGGAGCTTTAATCTATAACAACTCATCTGATACTACTAAAGCGTCAGTTTGTGCTTTAGATTTTGGAGCAGATAAAACAGCTACTTCTGGTACGTTTACAATTCAGTTTCCAGCACCAACATCAACTGCCGCTATTTTAAGAATCTCGGGTTAGTCGGGGAGGTAACTTCCTATGGCAACCACTTGGGGTCAATTTACGTGGGGCAGCAATTCTTGGAACACAGAAGTTAATTCAATTATTCCTAGCGGAATAGCATTAACAGCTAACTTAGGTACTCCCGCATCTTTTTCTACAACAGGATGGGGAAGATACGCCTGGGGCGAGCTATCTTACGGCGTTCATTATTCTAACATTACAGAAATACCAACTGGCTTTTCTTTGCCAATGGTTCTTAGTGAAGAAACAATCACAACAGAAATTAATGTAGGGTGGGGTAGATCCACTTGGGGAAGCGTGGCTTGGGGAATTGCCGGCGATGTATTCTTAACAGGTCAAGCTATGAGCACTGCACTTGCCAGTGTTTCCATAACTGCTGAAGTAAATATAGGTTGGGGTTCTGATCCTTGGGGCATAGAAGGTTGGGGTGCATCTATTCAGGTTGTAGAAGCATCCGGCATAGCTATGACTATGACCGAAGGTTTATCAGGTGTTTCCATTGGTGGAGATAGTAATTTAACTCTTTCAGGAAATTCAGCGACAGTAACAACTGGCGCTGCTATTGCTTACGCATCATTTGTCGCAGAACCTACTGGTATTGCGATGACCATGAACCTAAGTTTTGATCCTGAGTATGTGAGTCCAACTGGTTTTGCGATGACCGCTGCTTTAGGTACAGCAGTCGGAGACAATATTACTATAGCCGAAGTGTCGGCCACATCCGCTGTTACATGGGGTAATTCTAATTGGGGTTACGGTGTTTATGGTAACCAACAAGTTAATACTCTTGTTATGGCGATGCAGGAAAACTTTAGTGGAGCTGATCCTGGTCCTGATGCAAATCCTATTGGTCAATCAATGGCTGCTTTTTTAACAGCAGGCAGTTCTTATGATATTACCGGTGATGCAAATGTAACTATTGAAACAGCTATGGGCTGGGGCAATGGTAATTGGAGTGAATCTAGATGGGGTAATGGTGTTTATTTTGCAGATCCTAACTTTACATTTACATTACCAATGGGTCTTGGTACCGTTGTAGCGGACGCCAATACAGTCCCTGATATCACTGGTTTTGCTTTAGTAATGCAAGAAGGTGATGAAGATACTAGTGGAAATGCTAAGGTAGATTTAACCGGAAATACCTTGACATTCGCGCTTGGTACGGCTACAAATATATTGATTTGGAACGAAGTCGACACCGGCACAGCACCGGTAGATCCGCCAGGTTGGAAAGAAGTTGATACCAGCGCTGCTTAAATAAGTGTTTGACACTTATTGATAAATTAAATAATATATGATTATTGGAGCATAAAAATTATGGCAAACTCAACATCAGCTAGTTTAAAACTAACTGTCCAAGCGACTGGGGAAAACTCAGGAACATGGGGACAAATAACTAACACAAACTTATTAATCTTAGAACAAGCTATCGGTGGATATCAATCGATTGCAATTACATCTGGTGCAACTTTAACGTTCACTAATGGTGCAGTTTCTAATGGTAAAAATCAAATTTTAAAATTAACAGGAACTATTGCAGGGGCGGTTAACGTAGTTGTTCCAGATTCTGTTGAAAAAACTTACATTATTCAAAACTCTACAACTGGTTCGCATGCTGTAACAGTTAAGACTACTTCAGGAACTGGAGTAACTTGGGTAGCTACGGACAAAGGTATTAAAGAAGTATATTCTGATGGTACTAACATTGTAGATACAGCATTTACAGATTTAGCATCTGACTACTCACCACAACTTTCAGCAGATTTAGATTGTAATGCACAAGATATTATAATGGATAGTGGAAATTCTATTCAAGATGATTCTAATAACGAATACATTAAATTTGTTAAAACAGGATCAGCAGTTAATGAAATAACTATAACTAACCAGGCATCAGATAGTGAACCATCGATTTCTGCAACTGGTGACGATACAGATATTTCTCTAGACTTAATTCCAAAAGGAACAGGTCAAGTTACATCAGATGGTGTAGCTATGAGTGTTTCTGGTAAAGAAACTATATGGGTACCGGCAACTGCTATGTATCCTACGACTACAGCGGGTGCGAATGCAATAGCTTTAACTGAGTTAACTGCAGGAACTCCAGAAATTAACACAATCGATTTTGACGCTTCTACAGAAGAAAATGCTCAATTTCCAGTATCCCTTCCAAAATCTTGGAATCTAGGTACTGTTACCTACCAGGTTTTCTGGTCAGGTGATTCTACTAACACAGGTGACTGTATTTGGGGATTAAAAGGAGTAGCTATTGCTGATGCAGCAGATATTGATACAGCTTTCGGAACAGCAATTACTGTGACGGATGCTCACGTAGGCACAGCAGATTACTTAAACGTCTCAGCTGAAAGTACAGCAATGACAATCGCTGGCTCTCCAGCTGCGGGCGAACAATGCTTTTTTAATTTTTACAGAGATGCAGATGCAGGTGGAGATACGTTTTCGGCAGACGCCAGACTTATAGGAATCAAACTACACTTCACTACAAATGCACCTAACGACGCATAATAAATAGAGGAGGAAACATGTTTGGATATCAAGTATTAGGATTCGGTTCTGGAGGCGGAGGACCGGCAGTAGCAACGGGCGGTAATATCACTTCCGACGGAACTTATTACATTCACACTTTTTTAGCAGGCGGACAATTTAAATTTACAGGAGGTTCTGTAGCAACATTACCCGTAGAATTTTTAACTGTCTCTGGAGGAGGCGGTGGTGCTGACGGCGGCGGAGACGGCGGCGGCGGTGGCGCGGGAGGATATCAAGAAGGAACAAGTTCAGGATTAGGAGTAGGAACAAATTACGCAGTGACAGTTGGAACTGGAGGCGGAGGTCCGGGTGGACAAAATGGCGGACAATCAATTTGGGCTGCTCCAGGATCAGCACCTACAGGTGGCACAGTTACAGCTATCGGTGGTGGCGGAGGTTCAGGTGGACCAGGAATGGGACCAGGACCACAAGGAAAAGCTGGAGGCTCTTCAGGCGGAGGCGCAAGAGGAGGCGGATCAGCAAGTGCACAAAATGCAAATTCCGGAGCCGGAATCGGTTATGGAAATGTCGGCGGTGGCGGCAGCATGGCCAGAGCTGGCGGTGGCGGCGGAGCTGGCGGTTCAGGAGGAACTCCTGGCCCTGGTGGTATAGGAAGACAAAACGATATATTAAACGGTTCACAAGTTTATTACGCTGGAGGCGGTGGTGGTGGAAACCAAACCGGTGGTGGCGGAGCTGGTGGCCAAGGCGGTGGAATGCCAGGCTCTACTGGATTCGGTGGAGGAATTTCTCCTGCACCAGCCAATACAGGTGGAGGCGGCGCTGGATCAGCAGACTCTCCTAGTGGAAGTAATGGCGGTAGTGGAATAGTATTTGTTAGATTTGATTCGGAGGGATAATGGCCGTAACACCAATAGCAGTTTTAGATGGTAGTGATAACATTATAAACGTCATAGGATTAAATTCATCTGATGTAGACGATGGTGGCACTCCAAGTGACGCTAAATGCGCGGCAC